GTATTAGCGGTGGTTTGCCTGCACCTGAATTTACTACTAAAAAGCGTGGTAGCTGCGGTCAGGAGGAGGTAGTAAAACAGTCGCGTGTTGTATCACTAACTGACGCTGAAAATGACCTTACATTTACGATTGATGCGCTTTACAATTTCCTTTCAAATCCTGCTAAAGCTGCTGGTTATGAATTTGGTTTTGTAACTTGCGATGGTAGATTTTTAGGTTGGTATTCTAACGTAACTGTTAGACCGTTCTATCAGATTGCAGAAACTGATGAAGATGATGCTTACTGGACTGTTGAATTTAGATATAATGAACAGTTAGGTACATTTAGCCAATTGTCATTAGACTTCTTGCTAACACTACCTTATAACGTTTGTTGGGTAACTTCTATCGTTGTAACAGGCACAGGTAACGTAACAACTGTTGGCGATGGTCTTACATTACAAATGCTTGCTGCTATCCTACCATTAAACGCTACTGATGCTACTGTTACTTGGTCGGTTGTTAACGGCACAGGTACTGCTACTATTAGCGTAGGTGGTTTGCTTACTGCTACGAGCGCGGGCCTTGTTACTGTTATCGCAACAGCTAACGATGCTTCGGGCGTAACTGGTTCACTTGTAATTACAATTACACCATAGTATTTATAAGGGCGGTTATATAATGTAGCCGCCCTATTTAAAATCAAATACAATGAACATAGAACAGTTTTACGAATTTTTAAATACCGTAAATGCTACAATACTAAATCCGCCTGTACACCCATTTCGCGCGGATTGGAAGCGTATTTATGAAAGCATTAAGCCTCACTTCTACGGTGAAGTGCCGCCTGCGTTAGATAAAGCATTTCCAAATGAAGATGACCAGATATTAAACTATCGTAAAAATACATACCAGCCTAAAACAGAATCGCCATTGGTTAAGGCAATAACCGAACTGCATAGGCTGTTAAGTTCTGCAAAGCATTCTGTTAGGTTTGAAAATATGGACATGCAGCAATTTGCCGAAAATCAAAAGTTTGGCGAAAGTAGTTTGCAAAATTATATATTTTCTGTTTTTATTCCGAACCGCGTACTTGACCCTAACGCCGTTCTACTTATCGAACCTAAAGGCGAAGGTATTGAAAGCGATAACGTGCGCGTTAATGTAGATATGAAAGTAATACAGTCTGATAGGATTGTTTTTAATGACCCTGAATACAGACTACTAATATATAAAGGCATATCAAAAAATAAATATGCTACCTTAGGTATTGAAAACCCCCTATACTATCATATTGTCACCGATATGTTTTATGCGCAGGCCCGTAGCTATGGTGACAAAACAATGTTTGAGGTTATATATGAACATAACAGCGGTGTAATGCCGTGGGTAACTTTAGGCGGTCGAGTTGTGCCAAAATACGATACATATGGCAATACGTTTAAAATTTATAAGTCTGATTTTAGCCCTGCGATACCTTATCTTAATGATGCTGCTATTTTTGACAATCAGCATAAATCGGTTATGCTTGCGACATGCTTCCCTATTAAATTTGTTGAAGGTGTTGATTGTAACAGTTGTAATGGTGTCGGCCGCGTACCAGACCCAAATAACTACGATAATAGCATAACTTGTAAAACATGTAGCGGTCATGGCAAAACATTAAGCATAACGCCATTGGCCGCGTATAACCTAAATCCTACTACATCTAAGTTTGGCGATAATGATAAGCAGCAAGTTGAGCCGATACGTTATTACAGCCCCGATGTTTCGACTATTCAGGAAACAAACAAAGTAGCAACCGAAGCATTAGGCAAAGCTGAACAAGTATTAAACATTAACCGCAGTTTAAAAGCTGCGCAATCGGGCGTGGCTAAAGAATTAGACCGAGAACCTGAATATATTGAAGTTGGTAAAATTAGCGATGATGTTTATGCGCGTTATAAAGATGTGTTGCGTATTATTCAAGCCATTGTGTTTATGGATACTGAAAGTGCGATAATGGTTAACGCGCCTATAAGTTTTGACCTTAAAACCGAAACAGAATTGATGGCAGAATTTGCACTATCACAAAAAGGTTTGCCAACTGCTATACGTTATGAAAGTTATATAAGCTATGTTGACCGCCGTTATAATGCCGATGCAATAGCGCGCCAAATAGCTACCATTTGCGCAATGTATAATAGTGCTTATCTTTATACGGTAGATGAACGCGTTAACTTGTTAGCATCTGGACAAATAACAGAAAAGGATGCAATTAGCGCTCAGTTTGTTTTTGATGCTGTTACAGAATTATATTACGATGAAGGTTTTGATATTATGAATAATGATTACACAGCTATTAAAAATGCTATTGATGCAAAGTTAGCACCGCGTTTTGATGCTGTTGCAAGTAATGTAATACCTGAAGTTAATATGGATGAGTTTAATAATGCTGAATAATGGATTTCAATAAACCCGAACGAATTAACGACAAAGCATTAGAAATTTTACAAAAGCGGTTTAATAAAGTAGAACCGAAATTTGTAAAACAAGTTGTTGATTGGATAAATAAGTTTAGAACTACATCGGGCAATTTAGTAAGGTCTAAAGAAAACATAGCGCGTTTAAGTTCGTTTAAAACTGCTGTTAATAGGTTTTTAGAAAAGGCTGGTTATAATGTAATGGTTTCGGCTTTTTTAGAAAACTTTGACGAAATTGGCGCCAATACACAGCTTGCGCAACAAGAATTAAACGGCATTGATATAACAAAAAGTTTTTTGAATCCATTTAGAAGGTTTGCTGTTAATAATGTTATTGCGGCAATGCAGGGACAAGGATTAAATGTAAACCTAATAAACCCGCTTAAAAATGAATTGCTAATTGCAGTAAATCAGGGCAGCAGTTTAACAGATGTTGTTACTTCGATTGCAGGCCAATTAACAACAACTGAAGCAAGGCAAGGCGTTTTAAAAAGAATTAGTTTGCAGGCAACACGTGACGCGTTATTACAATATGATGGTGTAGTAAACGAAGCGGTCCGAAAGTCTTATAAGATGGATGCTTTGCTATACGTTGGTTCAATTATTAAAGATAGCCGCGCGCAATGTGAACGGTGGGTACAAGAAGACAAAAACGGTAAATTAGGTTTGATATTATTTGAAGATTTAGAAACTGAGATTCAATGGGCCGATAATAACGGTACTGGTATGATACCCGATACAACGCCTGAAAACTTTTGTCAGAATCGCGGCGGTTTTAATTGTAGGCATATCGCTTACCCGGTACGTTCACAAAACTATATTAAAAAATAACACATGAAAAACTTTCAAAAACTACTTAAAGACCGCGGTTATTACTCAGGAACCATTGATGGCATAGTTGGGCCCTTAACACTTACAGGTGCTAAGCAATGGATTGATGCGGAAATGAATATAAGAGGATGGGTTAAGCCAGTCAACGACCTTGTATGGATTAGAACTGACCAATTATTTGATAATAAGTTTGCTGATTACTGCATAAGGTTTAATAATAGAATTGCCGACATGATTTTACCATGTAGCACTACACCCGGCGATTTCATAGTTTTTAATCCGCTTACGGTTGGTGGAATTACAGGTAGCGCGGTTGCATGTGAGCAGCAAGTGATAGCATCGCATAAGTTTGTTACTGCACGTGATTGGAAACACCTTTGGTTAAATGCGCCGTATTTTTATCAAGCTGGCGCAATAGAAATTTTTCGCGATAATACACGTGACCGCAAATTAGATAAAACAGTTAAAACTAAAGGTTGGTACGGTATCAATTTTCACCGTGGCGGCATTGGTCATGCTGTTGATAGTTGGTCAGCTGGTTGTTTAGTTGTTCCAGATGCGCGATGGTTTGAAGCTATTAAAATATTTCAGCCTAATCAGTTAATTAACTTCACACTAATAGAATTATAGCATGTTAGTAATAAAAGCAAAGCATAAAACAAACGGTACTGAATACCAATTTACGCCTGCACAATGGTACGCTGAGCAGCAAACTGGTAATTATAATTACCTTGGTACAATTCACGTATCTGAACCAGCGCAACCAATTCAAAGAACTATTACACCACCTAAACGCGGCTGCGGCTGCGCAAATAAACGTAGATAATATGTCAAGATTTCACAAATTTGTTATTCAACTTGAATACAATGAAGAACCGCTAACACTTGATGAACTCCAAAAAGATTTTGATGAAGCTGTTAAAATTGAAGACTACAAAGCAGCGGCAAAAATCAAAAAACAAATAGATGAACATCTAAAATCAGATAAAGAAACTGAATTTGTTCTTGAACTTGAAGACTATTGTTATATTGACCTCGATGAAGTAGCAACATTCTATAAATCTGAATGGGATGATGGCGAAAAGTTTACTAAGGTTATTTTAAAAAGCGGTTTTGAATTGCCGCTAAGTATATCATTCGAAGATTTTACTAAATTTTTTTTTAACATAAACACACGTGAAAATGCTTGACAAATTTGTAGAAAAACTGGGTATTGAACCCGAACTAATTTCAAAATTAGAATCAAATGAAATTACATTAGATGAAGCCGTTACTGGTTATGTATCTAAACTTGAACGTACTGTACAAGAACGTTTAGGCAAACAGATTGAAGAAGCTAAAAGCGCGGAACTATTTGGCGCTGCATACGCAAAAACAGAAAAACAGATTGCTGATGCTTTCTCGATTGACCTAAAAAAATATGAAGCAATAGACAAAAAAGATAGGTTTAAAACTATTGTTTCCGATTTGAAGAATAGCCAAGTCGAAATGATTGAAAAGCTAAAGCAAGAATACACATCAGCCGATGCGCAAAAGTTGCAACAGCTAACCCAACAACTTGAATTAGCTAACGCAAAGCTGAATGAAAAAGAAATGCTAATGCAGCAAGCTAT